TCAGATTGAATCGTGGTTGGAAGTCGTAGGAGCTGACGGAAGGGTTCACGGTAGAGTCATTACCAACGGAGCTGTAACAGGCCGTATGACTCACATGAAACCTAACATGGCACAGATCCCTAACTCAGGTTCACCCTATGGCCCTGAATGTCGTCAGTGCTGGACGGTTGAGGAAGGTAATGTTCTAGTTGGTGCTGACGCTAGTGGCTTAGAGCTACGGATGTTAGCTCATTACATGAAGGATGAGAAGTATGTCAAGACAGTCACCGAGGGAAGCTCTAAGGACGGCACGGATGTCCACACGGTTAATCAGAAAGCAGCCGGACTACAAACTCGTGACCAAGCGAAGACGTTCATCTATGCGTTCCTCTACGGTGCAGGGCCAGCGAAGATTGGCTCGATTGTCGGTGGTAGTGCTAGTGCTGGACAGAAGCTCATCGATGCCTTTCTTAAAGGGACTCCCTCGTTGCAGCGTCTACGTGATAAAGTATCCGTATATGCGTCCAAGGGCTATGTACCGGGGCTTGATGGTCGTAAGATTTGGGTTCGTAGTGAACACGCAGCACTCAATAGCTTACTTCAAGGCGCAGGTGCTATCGTCATGAAGAAGGCTCTGTGTATCTTATCGGATACAATTAAGTGCAACAAATGGGATGCTAAATTTGTGGCAAATGTTCACGATGAGTGGCAGATAGAATGTAAGGAAGACATAGCTGACTTAGTTGGCAAAGCTGCTGTACAATCAATCAAGGAAGCGGGGATAGCGTATAATCTACGTTGCCCTCTAGATGGGGAATATAAGGTGGGGAGGAATTGGCGTGAAACACACTAATCTTATCGAAGCTGCTACGCAAGTTGTAGCAGGGACAATCCTGATCTTCTTGTCTAACCTAGCAGTATTTCCATTGTTAGGAATAGAGGCAACATTCAACGCCAATGCTGCACTGGTGGCAGTGAACACAGTGGTAGCTTTCATTAAATCCTACGCTGTTAGAGCGTTCTTCAGAAAGTTGGAACAACATGACGCAAATTGAAATGTTTAAACCGGAGAAGCACATTGTGTGTTACTCAGGAGGCCATAGCAGTGCTGTGGTTGCTCTTAACGTAGTGGATCGTTACGGCAAAGACAACGTGATCCTGTTGAACCACGACTTGAGTTCGTTTGTTGAGCATGAGGACATCAAGCGTTTCAAGAACGAGGTAGCTGACTACTTGGGATTACCCATTACCTATGCTAACCATCCTAAGTGGGACACAATGGATCAGTTTGATGTGAGCGTTAACACCAAGTCCTTCAAAGGGGCTACAGGTATGGCGATCTGTACATCATTGCTGAAGACTAAACCATTCAACGATTATCTCAAGGCTAACTTTGAAGATAAGAACTGTGTGATTTACTACGGCTTTGACAAGAACGAGATGCACCGTGTTCAACGTAGGGCTTCTATTTTGGCAGGACAGGGGTACAAATCAGACTATCCCTTAGCTCTCTGGCCTGACTTGAAGTACACTACGACCAAGGAAGTTGGTATTGAACGTCCATTGGCTTACACTAGCTTTAAACACGCTAACTGCACAGGTTGTTTGAAGGCAGGTAAACAGCATTGGTATATTGTCTATTGCACTCGTCCTGACATCTGGGAAAAGGCTAAAGCAGCTGAGGAAAAGATTGGCTATTCGATCATGCGTAACGACTATCTGGAGGATCTTGAGCTACAATTCTATAAAATGAAAGAAGCAGGTATTGAAGCAAGTGAACATGAAGACGCTAGAACTTTCTTCGCTCGTGTTCGTAAGATTATCGCAACCTACGAAGATGAAAACGTAGACAAACCTTGTGAGTGTACATTTTGATAGACAGATCAGACAAATTAAAATCTCAGATCATGCTGAACATAGGTGAGAATTCTTTCACTCTATTGCATAGCGATGATCTAGATCTCCTTGAGGTATACTTGGTGCTCTCAGCAGCCCTAGATTACATCGAGGATGAAGCAGAAGCTATCTCTCGTCGAGAAGGTAGTTATTTACAGTAACAGGGCTACGGCCTAACTAAGTGATAGGAAACACAGATATGTCAGATCTCAAAGCAGTAAAAATTAACGGTGAGTTGTTCTGGTCTAAGTGGATGGCTGAATTCAACACAGCATTCAACACCGACAATGATCGCTACGAATGCACCATCGGTAACATCTCCGATGACGATGCAGCGAAGCTCACAGGCTTAGGCATCAAAGTCAAGCACAAGGATGCTATGGGTAACTTCATCGTCGCTAAGAGCAAGTACTTGTTCAAGCCTACTGACGATAAGCTCCAAGAAGTTCCTATCGAAGCTCTCGGTAACGGTTCTAAGTGCGTAGCCATCGTAGGCTCGTACACACACCGTATGTCAGCTAAACACGGTAATGCTCCATCGCTGAAGACAATCATGGTCACTGAAGTGAAGACTTACGTGCCTGAGACTACAACCGTTGAAGATGACGACGCCCTCTAAGGAACGTCCTAAGTTAGCCATCATCGACGCTGACATCATAACCTATCGTGTTGGGTTTGCCAGTGAAGACGTTGATGAGGCTATCTGTTTGGCTCGTGTGACTCAGTTAGTTCATGAGATTGTTTTCGATGACTTGAAGTGTGATGACTACAAAGCGTACATCACAGGTCGTAGTAACTTTCGCAATGAGATAGCAGTCACTGAGCCTTACAAAGGGAACAGGAAGGATGCTAAGAAGCCAGTGCATTATCAAGCTATCAGGAACCATCTCCAGCGCCTAGGGGCAGAACTGGTTGAAGGTCAAGAAGCAGACGATGCAGTGGCTATCGAGGCAACTAAGACGGGTGGATGGATTGTCTCCATTGACAAAGACCTAGATCAAGTCGCTGGTTGGCACTACAACTTCGTGAAGCATGAGGAATACTACGTTACTGAGGAGGAAGGTCTTCGTAACTTATTCACACAGGTGCTCACAGGGGATCGTATTGACAACATCATTGGCTTGAAGGGCATTGGGCCTAAGAAGGCTGAGAAGCTTTTAAAGGACTGTACAACTGCAAAGGAATACTATGACGCTTGTCTCAAAGCTTACGATGGTAATCAACTTCGTGTCGATGAAAACTTGATGTTACTATGGCTACGAAGAACACCAAACCAAACGTGCCCTCATCTTTCTATCTTGTTGGGTGTCAATGGACAGTCAAGTACGTAGAGGACTTGAGCGAGTACGGTAAATGTGATTGTGCTACATTCATGATTTATCTTCGCTCAGGTATGAACAAGAACTTCACTGAACAAACATTCTGCCATGAACTCGTCCACGCTATCATGTTCGCTATGGGACATACTCAGCAAGATGAGATCTTCGTAGATGCCTTCGGTGCTCTACTTCATCAATACGAACGGACTAGGATAAATGGTAACTCGTAAGACAACAAGTGACGTAAGGGCTAACGCTATCAGACATGGGTGGCGTAGCGGCTTAGAGGAGAAGGTCGCTAATGCTCTCACTGAAGCGGGTATCCCTTTCACGTATGAGAAGACCAAAGTTAAGTACATCAAGCCAGCGAGTGAACACCAGTACACACCTGACTTCGTACTTGACAACGGTATCATCATCGAAACTAAAGGGCTATTCACTGCACTAGATCGTCAGAAGCATATGCTCGTTAAGAGGCAGCATCCTCACTTAGACATTCGTTTTGTCTTCTCGAATAGCAAGGCTAGACTGAGTAAGTCATCGAGAACAACGTATGCTATGTGGTGCGTCAAGAACGGGTATATGTATGCTGATAAAGTAATTCCTGAAGATTGGCTTAAAGAACGTAGAAGGAGTGTCTATAATGGATCTAAAATTGGTTAAGGAACATGAAGATGGTAGCGCAACTTATACGTTCGACATGAGCGATGAGGAACGTCTAGCTCTTCTACAGCTAGGTATCATTACCGCTTTGAAGGCTGGTATTGAAGAAGGAAGGAAATACGACGATGTCGAAACTGATAGTTCACTACCAAAGCCCTCCGTTTAAGCCTGACTGGATGGACGGATGCTACAAAGTCTACGTGACTGACCATCCTAGACTAGGGTGTCGTTTAATTACAACATCTAAGGTCATCAAGGATTACGATAATGGAATCTTTGAGACACAATGGGTGGTGTATCATCCTGTAGACGGAGACTTCAATGACACTTGACGACTATTTCCATAAAATTGTAACTAACAAACCGAAGGAGTTAACTATGTTTGATCAGTTGAGAGCGCACTTCATGTCCTTATGGACTAAGCCTGTAGCCTTCGTAGCGGAGGAAGACCATCCTAAGCTCATGGATGATGACTATTGGGCTTTTGAGATGGTGACTCACGAGTGGATCGACGAGGAAGGTACGTTATGTCCTCGCAAAGAAACCATCATTATCGAGCCTCATGACACTACTTGGATGGAAGTCCTAGACCGTATCCTAGACGAGATGAGCAAGCACTACGGATACAACATCAAAGAGCAGGTGTACTACTCAGTTGAGTTCCCTCTCAATGAATTCGATGATCGCACTGGTAAGCCTTTTGCTGGTTATGGACGATGCTTGAACGATCAGATGCTTCAGCAGCTCTTGTTGGCCTTCCCTGAAGTGTACGAAGTTGACTTTAAAGAGAAGTTCACACTAGCATGATTACACAAGATGAAATCATTGAGATGGCGAACAAAGCATATGCAGTGGATGACGGAAAACCACTTCACCCATCTGCGCTTTTTCACCTTGAAATCTTTGCAAAGCTGGTAGCAAATAAAATTTGTGAAGAACTAGCAACCGAAGCTGAAAGAAATGGAAACGGTATTTTGGCTATGCAACTTCGAGGAAGGAACGAAACATGAGAATTCTTTGCATACCAGACACACAAGCTAAACCAGATGCCCCACAAGAGCATCTCACATGTGCAGGGAAAGCAATGTGTGAGTACCGGC